TATATAAGCTGAAACATTAGCAACGGGTTGCCACGTATTACCATGGCTAACTAAAAGATACTTAATACCATTAAAACTATCAATAAGAGTATTTGAAACCGCATTTAAATTAATGTTACCTGTAGCAACTACATTACCATTTAAAGTTAAAGTATTACCATTAAAGGAGATATTTGTATTTGATGTACCAGGACCTCCAATACCTAAGGCAAAAGTACCATTGCTATTTAATTTAGCACCTGATCCAGTCATTGAATTATTAGATACAACAGGAGAAGTACCTACCTGCAGAGAATTTGTAAATATGGTATCACTATTAATTTTATCAGCAGTAATTGTATTAGCCGCAATCTTACTTGCATCAATAGTTCCAGCACCAATATTTCCAGCAGTTAATATACCAACCTGAGCCGTACCTATAGCTGCGCCTGAAATGTATGTAGAGACATTAGCGCTTGTAATTGTGTTTAAAGTGGCAAAACCACCGGCACCAAGAGTACCTAATGTTATATTACTATTTAATATACCAGCAGGAGCATTTACTAAGTCTGTTCTAACAGCGCCTAAACCACCAGCGGTAACTGTGCCACCACCAGCACCATATAAAGTACCATCTGAACCAATTGAAATAGCACTATTAGCCACTGCCGTACCATTTCCAGTTCCAATACCATTAATGGTGTTCCCTGAAACACTAATTGCAGAATTAGCTACTGCAGTATTATTTCCAGTTCCAATACCAGTAATATTACCTCCAGACACAGCAATTGCACTGTTAGCTACTACCGTACCTGTACCAGTACCAATACCTGAGAGTGCTCCATTAACAATATTAATTTCATTATTAGCTACTACTGTTCCAGTACCTGTACCAATACCATTAATTGAGCCACTAGAAATAGTAATAGCTGAATTAGCAACTAATGTCCCAGTACCTGTGCCAATACCACTAATAGCACCACCTGAAATAGTAATTTGGCTATTTGCAACAGCGGTGCCTGCACCAGTAGAGGTACCACGGATTATACCTGAAGCATCTACAGATGTATTATTGGCTGCTAAGACCCAGCTACCAGAAATTTTCTGATATAACTGGAAAATATCTGTTGCATAAAAGATATCACCATCTGCACCAGTAGGTCTACTTGCAATTGCACCTTGTGTGAATATATTTTTAGTTGCATCTAATGCACCTGAATAACCAAGACCACTGATTGTTACTGAACCACCGCCAGCATTATTAAGTGTACCATTACTACTTAAGCTGATATTACTATTCAATATTCCAGCAGGTGCATTACCTAAGCTAGTTTGTACTGCACTAATACCAGCAGCTGTGACTGTACCTGATGCAACAGGTCCACCAGAAACGCTTAATGTACCATTAGAATTGAGAGTTAGCCCAATATTATTATTTAAAATACCAGCAGGTGCATTACCTAAGCTAGTTTGTACTGCACTAATACCAGCAGCTGTGACTGTACCTCCACCTGCTCCAGACAAACTACCATTTGATGCAATAGATATATTACTATTTAACCATCCTGATGAAGCTGTAATTCTTGAATAATCAAGATTAGTTCCTGAACCAAAGATTACATTTCCTGCTGAATCCTTAATAGTAAGATTACGAGTATCAATGTTACTTGGCACTACAACTTGACCATTAAGTGTTATAACACTACCGTTATAAGTAATATTATTAGTAGTATTACCAACGGCAAACTGACCATTCGAGTATACAACTGCACCAGCACCAGTCATTGTTGTATTACTGATTTCAGCAGTACTTGACTTGATTGTACCAGATACTGTTAAGTTACCTGTGTTAGTTGTGATAGCAGATAAGCTACCTACTTTTAAAGCAGACAAATAAGGTACATTCCAAATAGTATTTCCAGTAGTAGGACTATAAATACCATCGGATTGATAAACAGACTCCCCGGCAGTAATTGCGGGTGGACTTGCTTGCCAAACCGTACCACTACCCCACGATCCATTTGGAGGATAAGAGGTAGACCCACTAGTTGTAATAAACTCTGGAGTACTAGCTAGGTTAGCTAATGTTGTCTTTGTATAAGAGATACGAGCAGAATTACCCTGAGGTCCTGGGACTGTTGATTGTTGTCCATCTATACCTGAGTAACTCATAGCAACTATACTAGCATTAGTCCAATTAATTTGAGTGCTTGTAGTAGTTGCACTATCTGAAATATTTACACTTGCAGCCCATAATGTAAATCCCTGACCAGGAGGATTCTGTATTGTTGAATACCAGTCCGTAGGTACATTATCAAATGAAGAACTTAACCAAGTATATGTAGACACTCCAACTGGTCCTGCGGGTAAAGATGCTGCCCATCGATAAACTGTAGGTCTAGCTACTTGTAGTCCAGGAAGTCCTGTCGCACCATTTGATGTAATTGATGCTACAGTAAATCCACTTGACCAATTTACAACTGTATCGGTTGTACCGCCAGCAGCTGTAACTGCCTTTGTAGCAGTCCAAAGTTGAATATTTGAAGTTCCTGGATTTGGAGGAATATAAGGTAACCAATTATTACTACCTGAATAAACAGAATTTAATCCTGTACTCCAAGTGTATGTGGAGGTATTGTTTGGGTTTCCAGGCTGAGTTGGAGACCATTGGTACAAGGTAGCTATAGCATATTGAGTACCTGGAGCTCCAGGATTTCCCGGATCTCCTTTCTCTCCAACCCCAGTTGCACCAGTTATTGATTTTGATAAAGTAATTTCTTTTTGAAATGAAAAATCACCAACATTTATAGATATAAAAATCTCTGCATACGAGCTACTAATTGCAGTTATAGTAACTACACCTTGAGAAATAGTAGCGCTACAGCCTATCGGGTTAATATAGTATGTAAGTTCTGCTGGATCTAATATGTTCAAACCTCTGTAAAGATAAACATTTACAGTTTTAGGTAATTGACCAGCTAATGGAACTCCATCTTTATCACAAGTGAAGGTTAAAGAGTCATTTGTTAATACTATTGTATAGGGCAAAACTGTTTCTGCAGGTATAAACTCTATGAGAGCAGTTGTTGCCATGTTAGACAGCCTACCCGCCTTAGATAAAGCTCTTACACCAAAGATTGTTTTTGTTATTGTTAGAGGTGGAAGATTAAAGCTAGTATCTGTAGTTCTACCTAATTCAGTCCATATAATCTGGTTATTTACATCTATATTTCCTGGGATATAGTAATAAGTAATATAGGTGTCTAATGCACTTGTGTCTACTCCGTTCCAAGTTAATTTTCCTGAAGAGTTTAAGATTTCAGTTTCTTGCTGAGTGTACACTAAACTTGTAGGAGTACCAAATACAAAGTTATAAACATTAGGTGCTCTGATGTATTCGTTATCATTTACATTCCAAGCTAATTGTGTAGAATCAAATCTTGTTGCGTTTACTTCACATACAGACTCTTCTGTAATTTTTACTTCATTAACACGAAGATAAAGCTCGCCATCTAAACCTAAATTTAATGTTTCACTATTTAGCCTAATAAAATCACCTGGCTCTAAAAACTTATCTTTGATAACATATTTAAATTGAATACCAAAAGCAGTTCTACTTACTCTAACAAGTTCTTCAGCTTTTGCTAGTGCATGATAGTAGTCTGTTACACCATCAGCAAATATATCAGTTTCTAAGTCAATACCATTATCATCTGCTTTCATTTGATTAAACACAGATGCGTCATTGACAACTGTTAAAAAGCCAGTGTAATTTTCCGAACGAGTGGTCCAATAAATAAAAGAGCCTTTGCTAATCTTAGCAGCAACACCTTTATTACCTACATTGTCATCATTACCTTGAATTCTTATACGATACTCTGTATTAGCAGTTAAATTAAATGTTCCTGTATTTACGGTCTGATAATTATAATTGCTTCCTGAAAATACAGGAGAACCTCCTGCAGTTGTTATTGTAATTATTGCACTGTTATCGCCAGTATACTCAATATTAAATGTACCAGTTTCTTTTACAAAGAATTTCCATGTTTGGTCAAAAGAAGAACCTGTACCAGACCATACCGCATATTTCTTAAGTAAATTGCCACCAGCATTATCTGGCCAACCATCATCTTCTGCTACTGGGTACTTAAATCCACCGATACCCCTTAATGAAGTACCAGAAACTTTTGGAGGCCAAGATACTGTATCTTCCTTAAAGTTTTCAGATTCATTATGGAATCTTACAATACATTGGTTTAGTCTCTCGCTAGAGCTTGGCCAATTAATTGTAACAGTATTGTCTAATACTAAATCTTCATCTGTTAGATCTGCAGAAAGAACAATTGCAGCATTATTATTTGGATACTGTAAATTGAGCTTATATTTACCAGCAGACCAAATAAGTCTTGCATCACCCATAGTAGCTAAAATAGCCTCTACGTTTTCTCTGAGAGGCTTTTGTGTGTCGATAATAGCATTACACTCATAAAGCTTAACATCTCTAGTTACTGAAGTAGGAGTAATGCCTTCTGCACCAGTGCTCCCATTAGTTGGGAAATAAATTTTGCCACCAACAGTAGCATCTTGTAATACAACCTGATCACATACAGTTTTAGCATTATAGAAAGACTCTAAGTCAATCAATGAAATATCAATATTTTTACCAGAAGTAGTATCTAGCAAGTAGTCTAATAAACACAAAGCAGGGTTATTAGAATATGCTCTTAATGGATCTACTGAATAACTGTAATTTCCAACAGTACCTGACCTAATGATATTCTTTACTTTCTTACCCTCAATAAAGAATTGTAACATTGGTACAGCATTAAAAGTTGGATCATCTCTATCTAGTTTTATAACTACTGAGGCATATGCAAGTCCAAGTCCATTTTTTACTTGTGTAAAGATTGAGTTAACTCTTTCAGGATGATTAGCAGCCATAATAGTATCTGCAACTGCAGAATCGCCATAGTGTAAATCAATACGAGTTCCTGACTTTAGTTTAGTTTCTGTATAAATGTTTGGATTTTCAGCATCACCGTTATCGTATGTAATAGTAGTTGATGAATTTAGGTCTGGATCATCTGAGTAACGAGACTCATCATAAACAACATCATAGACATTGCTAATTGGACCTTGGCATAAAGCCTGTTGGAAGAATAAGAATTCATTCTTTTCTCCATTAATACTATTATTGAAACCTGAACTAACAATTGCTTTATCACTATTTGGTGTCGTATAAACGTAATTACTTGCTGTGTTGTGGTATGCTCTAACACCACCAATTTTTGCTCTACCATAAACAATTGGTAAAGTCACTCCTTCGCCTTCAATTACAAGTTCAAAACCTTTTCTAGCTTCAGCTGCTGCTTGTGCAGCCTTTCGCATCTTTCTAGCTTGTGTAACTTGATAAGCAATTGAAGCGGCTGTGATGTAGGGTGCTGCTTGAGCTAGGATAGAACCTATAAACTTTGCAGCTGCAATAAACTCTGCCATTATACTTTCCCCCACTTAAGTTGTAAGATACCTGAACCCTCATAGATTTGATCAAAAGCAGTATCTGAAGAATCTCTTGTTGATGCAGCATCTTTAGTTGTATAAAAAGCTTTTACTAAGTCAAGATCATTCATTGGGCTTGAACAGCCAACATTTAAAAGAACTTCACCTATTTCTGCAGTATTAATAGCATAATCACTTGAGTCAATATTTCCACGATACACTGTAATTACATTTTCTGCATCTAACTCTGGTTGTTTAGTTGTTTGATTGACAAAGCCTATTTTAACGTCTACAAGCTTTCCTATTAATCCTGAATCAATTGTAGCCCCAAAAGTAAAATTGGGGTCTGCAAAACTAATTTTAAAAATTTCTCTATCAACTGTAGAGGATAATTTGGGAGCATCAATGCTTACAATTTTACCATCACTTAAATATGTGGCAATAGGTGTTGCACCATTCATTGTAGTAACATCTCTAAAAAATGTAGTAGACTTATAAGAAACACTTTCAGACATTATTACCTCTACCAAGTAAAATGCTTCTACTAGCGGTTGTGCTAGTATATCTTGAACTGTTTGACTAAACTTTATCATAACTTCTCCAATAACCTTATCTCTCCAGTGTCCATTAAAACACCATCACTATATACCATACCTGTTACTACGTCTGTGTCATATAAACATTGCATTTGCACATCATCACTATATGTCATTGTACCGGTTGCATTTGATACAAGAGCAGGAAATAATGTTAATACACCATTACCTACTAAATTAGAGGTAGTCATATATACCTTAGAATGATTTGAAAACTTTACAAATGTGCCCTTTGGCAATAAGCCAGAAAGACCACTTGAAATAACAACTTGACTCTGTCCAGCTACACCAGAAACTACAGGAGTTCCAGTGGCTGTTTTAACCATCTTAGCTCCATAATTTTGGGGCACAATTATTGTCACTGTTTCAGAATAACCCTTAGTCACTAAATTAACCATTAGGTCCTGAGCATCAGTCGTAAGAGGCTCAAGGCCAGCATTGATTTCCCAACGTTGAGCACTCCTACGGCTAATAAATCGTTTTAGTGATAGGGTATCTGAAACGAAGACTGGCTGATTGCTTTTAATTGTTAGCGGTGCTGTAAACTTAGCAATCACCTCTCCATTTTCATAGATACCATACATAATTTTACCTTAATCCTTTCTCTCTATTGTGGGAGTTAACCCCCTCAGCAATAGATGGGAGCATTCTATAAATTTCCGATTTTGTTTGACGACTAATATCGCCTGTAATATTTACGTTAACTACTTGTTGATTTGAGTTATTCATAGCAGCAGCTACTCTAGCTTGTTGTGCCTCATTCAAAATAATTTCTCCTGCATGAGCAAGGACTGGTGTTGCACTACCCATGTTTCCAGGAATAGCACCACCTTCTGCAAATGCTGGAAACGAACTAAATAATGAGCCAAACCCAGAAAAGCCTTTACTAAAGAAGTCACTAAGACCACTTCCAAAGCCTTTTAATTTATCCCCAATACCATCGAATAATCCACCGCTTGCACCAGGCTTAAATATACTAGCAGGTCCCGGTACTACAGTAACTGGTACTGGGCCTTTAGTTCCGCCACCAAATAAACCAGCAATACCTTCACCAGTAAATAATTTATCAATTACTTCTGATTCTCCTAAGTTAACTGGAATTTCTTTAGCAGGTCTTAATACAGAACCAAAACTTTCACCTAGGTTGGCTGAGCCCGCAAATAAATTTGAAAATGTAGATTCAGTAAATAATTTACTAGTTATACCCGTTGCAAAGTTATCAACAATACGACTTGTAAACTGATTCTTTAAAATATCTCCAAATTCTTTCCCAGACTTTTCACCCTTAAGGAACTGTGATAATCCAGTATTAAAGTCACCTATAAAGGCAGATGATTGAGTCTTACCTAATGTTTTTGCTTGAGGGCTAAATACAGGTTCATTGCTTCTCGCAACTTCGAAATCAGGAGTAATTTTAGCAATTTCAATTTGAAGTTTATCGATAGATGTTTTTAGCTGAGACTCAATTGATTCTATTTGTTCAGGAGTTCTTCCTGGCTGAGTCTTTCTGCCTTGCAATCCAAGTATTTCTTTAAATAATGAGTCAATATCTTTAGTTGATCTCTGGTTTGCTCTTAAGCTATCTACTAGATTTTTAGTGAATACTTGGGGCTCAATTGTTTTAAAGCTAGGCTCTATTTCTTTAAGTATTGAACTGATAGCCCCAATGGTCTCATTACTAATACCTTGAATTGAATTACTAGCTATATTGCTCTTTTTAAAGGCTACTCTTTTAGAAGCTAACTCTGATAAACCACTAAAGATTTCTGGGTCAGAAACTAAATCTAAAGCCTCAGCACGTAATCTGTTTTGTGCAATTGCAGTTTTAGCAAATCCAGCATCTAAAGTACCTGCTGATTTCTTTAATCCCTCAGCAAGGGCTCCTGTGCTCTCTGCAACAGATTTATTGTTCTTTTTAAGATCTTCTAATACATCAAAGAATTCGGCCAAATTAATTTTTATCTTATTGCCTTTAATCTCAATCTCTTGAACATCTCTAGTAGGATCAATCTGAGCAAATACAGCATTTGATTTGCCAACAGGCTTTTTAGTTCCATCTGCAAATCCAGGAATTGAACCACTATTCATAGATTGTAATAGTGGAAGATTTTTCCTAGTTGCTTCTGCATTAACTACAAATTCGCCATTAGATAACCTTGCAAGTATAGAGTCTGAACGACCTGTTCCTGGGCCAGTTATCTGACCACCATCTGCAAATGATTTAACAAACTTTACATAGACTCCATTTTTAGATACTCTGCCACTTAATTTACCTCCAAATAGGTCTACTTTAGCACCATTTAAGGCACCTTTAGCAATTGCACTACCTGTGGTTATTGCGTCTTCATTTGCTCCAAAGTAATCATTTAAATTAACCTTGACATTATGTGTCAATTCTTTCATAAGAGCTTGATTTAGCTCTTTGGAATGTGCTATTAATTTTTGATCAGGAGTTAAAGAATTAAATAGGGCATCATTTCTTAAATATCTACTTCCATTAAGCTCACCAATCTTAAGACCAAGATCTGGCGCTTGTGGATTAATAGGTTCTTCTGTTCCATCAGCATACTTGGGTAAACCACCAATTCTTCCTACCATAGTTTTAGCAGGGGCTACAGACTTAGGTTTTCTTCTCTTAGTGGGTTTAGGTTTACCAACATTTTGTAGTATAGCAATTGGGTCTATATCAAGCTTATACAGTTCGCCTATATCATTGGTTATAGAGGACTGTATTTCACCTGTTCTAATGCTAAGTGGTTTATTTCCAAATAACATTTCTTTATTGATCATAGATGCAATAATTGACTCTTGACCTTCTGTTACTTTATCTATTACATTCAATGTTTTATCAGTAAACAATCCAGAAGTAAATAGAGGCTCAAACCATCTCTCTAAAAAGCCTTTTGGTTCTTGCTTTTGTATTTCTTCCTTTTTCTTTTCTATTTCCTTAATAGCTGGTAAATTGTTATTTTTATCAATAATATTATTAGGAATGGCTGATCTAAACAATGCAGCTTCTCTAGCTCTCCTTCCGCCAAAACCTTTCTTATCAGCCTTTGCCCAATCCTCATAGACTTTTGCAGCTAAAGCAAAATCTCCTCTAGCAGAGGCTAAAGCAGCAGAGTATCCTTCATTCTTTGTAATATTGCCTTTATGGAATACTGTTGAGAATAAAGCAGTTCTTACTGGTTTTGGTAAACCTTCAAACGAAGGACCTTTAACCTTTTTAGAAATTTCCCTAAATTGATTTTGAGTATACTCAACATATTTCTCAATAGTCTTCTCTTCTGTATCTCTAGCTTCTTCTGCAGTTATTTCTAAAGGCTTTCTAGCCAGTATATTAGCGGCTTCTTTACCCTTTTTACCTAAATACGGTAAGAACTTAATTCTTAAAGAAGGAGAGATATCCATGTCTCTTAGTGAACCTAAGTTTTGTTGGCCCAAGTCCAGTCCAGTAGCAATAGTTACACCAGAAGTACTTCCTTTCTTAGGGATATAACCTTTAGTTATTGGCTTTCCAGAAGGACCATTCTCTTCTCTTCGTAGAAAGTCTACATCAACTAGTCCACCTAATTTAAAGGCGGGCATTCCTCTGTTAATTTGTTGCAACAAAGGAAGGTTTTCAGAAGTTGCTTTAGCATTGACTACAAACTCACCATTAGACAAGCGAGCCATAATAGAATCAGATCTACCAGTTCCTGGGCCACTAATACGCCCACCATTGGCTCTCCGCTGTTGTGGATTTATCTCTGCCTTAGGTTGTTTAAAGGATTTATCAAATAAGAAATTCTTTAAATCTTTTGCTCTATCAAAGATATAACCAAAACCATTCTTTATTCCATTTATAATAGAATCAAAGATAGTTCCCGCAATATTTCCTAGTGTCATAGTCATGGCCTTAAAAGTATCCCCAAGCCAATATGCAAATCTAGTAACTCTACCTTCAATACCCTTTGCATCCTTATCACCGAATAATGCATAGTAAATAATTGAACTACCTGCGGCAATACCTAATGCGGTTAGTAATACAGGTAAAGTAAAAGCTGCTGCAATAGCGGCAACCATAGTCCCAACAGCAGAGATGATAGCAGCACCAGCGGGGAACATAGATGCAGAGAACACCGCAGCTATGGCTAATCTCTTTAAGCCCATAATAATAGCAGGTCCAGCCACTGTAGCTGCCCATGTACCAAAGGCACTAGCACTAGCGGTTATTACCCAACCTGTTAAGAAGATAGCACCTGCAGTAAGACCTAAATGATAAAAGGTATTTTCAACACCAAGTGATTCTGCAATAGCATCTGCTAGATGGGAGCCAATAAATAAAGCAGCAATACCTGCAACTGCAGAAAATCCAATTTTAAATGCTTTACCCATAGTACTACCAGCAGCTTGTGCTCCTGGGGTTGCAGCTGCTTGTTGGTCATTTCCGAAAATCTTTTTCAGAATAAAGAAGTTTAAAAGTTCTTTACTAACAACCCCAACTAGGGCCATCATCTTTCCGGAGGCAATACCTAAAGCCGCAGCACCAAATAATAAACCTACAATAAATCCACCAGAGCTAGGCATAAAACCTTCAATACCTAATCCTTTAAGTATTGAATTACCAAAGTCGGTAATTTGCTTCTTAATACTATTTAGTCCATCAACAAAGCTTGCATCTTCACCGAATGCAACTTTAAATATTAAGGTTGCAATTGCAATTTGTCTAAATCCTTTATTAAAAGCAACTAAGAATGCTGCAATAATAATATCTTGTAAATCTTCTTGGAATGTAGTCTTTAGGTTATCTGTTGTAGCTCTACGAATAATACGACCAAATGTTTCACCGATACTAGTAAAACCTTTATTAAATGTTTCTGTATTAGCAAGACCCTTGTCTAACAATGCAAGTGTATTTTCAACTGTTATTGCTAAGTTTTCCTCTAGAGTCCTAGTTGATATAGCATTAAACTTTTGTTGAACGTCTAACTTAAATTCTTTAAAGGACACATCAAATTTAGATGCATCCATCTTAGCTAATGCAGCCTGAAGTTTAGCTGCTAGCTGTGGCATTTCCCTAAGACCAGGAATAAATACACCCAGGAGCTTTGACATTGCATCTGCAAATTGATTAAACACTTCTCCACTGGCTGATTTAGAGAATTCACTGAGTCTCTTAATTCCTTTACCAATTGAGTCAAAAGAATAATCAATAATTTTAGCTGCAGCCTCTAAACCTGAGTTACCTAAATTCTTTACTGCAGTGACAATATCTTCAAATAATTCTTTGATATACTGTAATGCACCTACATCCTGAATGTATTCAATTTCTATTGAGATTTTATCTTGCCATAGACTAAATACATTCCTGAGATCTTCAAATACATCTTTTGCATAATTAGCAAATTTATCAATACCTGGTGAAGCCATTCCATAAAGCCTATTAGCCCAGTTTGCAATACCTTCGATTGTGTCTGGCCAATAAGAATTTCCTACAATCACATCCCAGATATTATAAAATACTTTGATAACAAACTTACCAAAGTCTGCAATCTTTTCTTGTACAGTATTCAGTTTAGGTAGATAGTCGTTTAAATTTAATGAGTACTTGCTTAAGTCTGGTAAGAAACTCTTAACATCTAAACTTTTTGCTTTATTAATAAAGTCTGATATAGATTTGCTACCTGAAGTCAGTGCAATATCTAGATCTAACATAAACAATCTAAATTGTCTTATTGACCTATTCAAATCATATTCGATAAAGTTAGTTATTGACTTTATACCTGATGTAATTGAATTTACAACACTAATAATAACTTTCTTTAAACCAGTGCTGTTTACAACAATGTCTTGTAAGTTCTTTATTGAGTCCCCAAGATTTGAGAACGCTCCAGAAAGGCTATTTGTTTGTTTTCTAGCAAGTCCACCAAATTCTTTAGTGGTTGTTGTAAGCTTATAGAAAGCAGTATAAACCTCGTCAAAGGTCAAGTTACCTTCACCCATAACCCTTGTCCATTCAGACCAGGATTTTCCAGATGCCGCAGCGATCCTTTGCAAGCTGATACCTGCTGTGGTTAATGGCTCTAGGCGTTCATATGTAACACGACCTTCAGCTGCCATACGAGCAAACGCTTCTGCTACTCGTTGAATCTCATAATCTCCACCACCCACCGCAGTAATAGCATTTGCAATAGCTTCTAAACCATTCAACACTTTAGTGTTTGAGTTTAGTAAATCACTACCAGTGTTGGCTAGTCTTGCATATGAGTCAGTTAGTGCATCTACACTAAATTTAGTCTCTGCCGCAAATCTTTGGATGTCAGAGAAAGCCTTTTGTGCCCTTATAATTGAGCCTGTTGCGACATTCAATCTAGTTCTTAGCCCATCAAACTGTTGAGCTGTTTTTAGTAAAGAGCTTCCAAATACACCTACTGTCGCTACGGCAAAAGCTGACTTAAGGGTATTACCAACTCTCAAAGCAGAATTATTAATGCTGCTAAGATTTTTATTTATTTGATCTGTTTGAGTAACGCTAGCCTCTAACGCTTTTGCATCAAACAATTTATATTGTGAATTTCTTTGTAATTTAGATGTTAAACTTTGTACCGTTTTGTTTAAGTTAGTAAGCTTTGATTGCTCAATATCTACATCTAATATCTTTGCCTTTTTGTTATTCTTAATGGCCTCATCTTGTACTTTTTTCAATAAGCCTCTTAGCCTATTTATGTCGTCAGATGCCTTTCTCGTGTCTGCCGTGACTTTAATTTCTACTGACATATTTTGTTCTCCATAATAAAAAAGCCCTAAAATGAATCCTCAGTATTAGAGGCCATCTTAGGGCTATTATTTTATTTCTCGCTAAAATTTACTGGTGCCGAAACTTCACCAATAGTAAGTAGCACTTGTTCAATGAAAAATGGTGGTGCTTGCTTTGAATAACCAGTATTCAATATACCAATGTATGGCGCATCATTATCTATCTTACCAACAAGTTCACCGTTTATTTTAACCATTTCATATTTCCACCTACTAGCTGCATAACCTGTATCTACAGGAGTAACTGACTTTAATGCTTCAGTAGTAAACCGTGTTCTTTCTTGGATAGTACCCTCAGCTATTTTAACAGCTTCCTTTTCAATCCTTCTGATTTCTTTATCAAAATTTACTTTTAAGCCTAAACTCATAATTACCTCATTCTATAGTGGGATTCCAATCTTGTGCACCATTTGCTTCCTTTAGAAGTTTCAAGAAACCAGGAGTAATCGCTGATTTAGATTTTCTCTCTAAAGTTTTTAATGATTCAAAAATTTCAGAACCTTTCTTTTTAACACCTTGCGCATTAAGCAACAAGGATGTGCGGTAGTCTTCTCTCCATCCTACAGGTCTTGATGCGAAGAACTGATTCCATCCTATAAATTCCTCATAGGGCATTTCATCTAGGATTTTGTAAACAGGCATATGTAAGTGATATGCCAATTCATAAACAGTCAGCTCTTCAGGGGTTAGTTTCCCTCGGCTGGCCCTACCATACCAGAATACTTAACAATCTCTGCTGAGAGTGATGTTAGCTCTTCTAGTGGAAATGTTGCAATATCTTCATCTGACAATTCATCAGCTCCAACTACAGCTGAACGAATAATCACACGAAGCGTGTTAACCTGATCATCCTCAGAGGTATTCTTTGTAGCCTCTTGGATATCTAGAACTTCTTTGACTGTGAGCTTTTTAATCTCAACTTTATCGCCCATGAAGTCTACTTTTTTACTAATCTTTTTACCAACTAAATGTTTCATATTTTTCCTTTTTACTTATTATCAATGAATAGATGTTTATTATTTTCTTGAAAATCATCTAGAACTTTACGTACTGTATGTAGCACAGATAGTGTCTCCATAATCTCTTTTCCTACTTCGCTATCTTTATCAAAGTCTTGAAACCTTTCAAATGATTTACGAATACTAATATCAACACTACGTCTCATATGACGAAATGTAGTCTTCATAACAAATGATTTACTGAATGGTGGTTTATCTTCTTTATTATCAACCATAATTATCCTTAATACTATTAATACTACCTAGGGGAGGCCTCAGATCTCTCTTTAGCGTCCCCCGGTAAAAGGAGGAATTACCCTCCTAAGTTAATTAGACCGCAGCAACAGTAGCTGGACCAAAGAACTCGCTCTGAATAGACAGAGTCAAAGTTGCTTGGTTAGCATCAGTCAACTGTGGGCTCACCAACAAAGCTTCCAACTTACCAACAAAGTAGAAGTTAGAGTTGGCAGTAGCGCCCAAACCAGTAGCATTGGTCTCAAGGCTAGCTGGCTTAGAGTTCAAGAGGGAGAACTGGAAAGCATACTGCTTACCGTCACCAACTTTAGCACCCAGACCACCAACAGTGGTAGGATCCCACTCGGAAGGAATGTAGTTAATTGTCACTTCTAAGTTAGGAGCGTCAGATTGGCCTTGAATCTGCTGTGATGTCTTAGAACCATAAACTGGTACGTTGACGATGTTAGCAGGAGTACCAATCTGTGGGAACTCACGAACGTTTTTGACTTCTTTGAATGCTGTATCATCAGCAAACAATGCTACCAATTCTGCAAGTGTATCAACTGCAGTAGTAGAAGTAATAGCGGTAGTATTAACTGCAAGAGCAGAATAGATACCAGCGCCAATTGATGTAATATGTGCCATGTTATTTAATCTCCATAAGCTTTAAAATTTATTGAATAATCACCACGATAAAGAGATTTATCTGCGGGATCAAGGCCAAGCTTCATTAAAGAGCTTGTACCAAATTGGGTTCCATTTGCCAAAGTCTTTCCTTGGAAAAATGAGTCTATTGAATCAGCAATATTGAACAGTTCAGTATCACCGTTTCCTGCTTTAACAAAGATCGAAAGAATTAGCATTCCAGAGAATTTCTTCTTAAGACCATGAGCATCAACTGTTGAATTACCAGGCAATATAGATACTCTAATAAATGAAGTAGAGCTATCAATAGCTCCACTGTAATTATCAGGGTATGTTTTATATGTAGTAGCAATCCAAGGTGCTGAAGCAAATACTCCATAGATGTCGGTTCTTAGTTTATTATACATGTTAGACTCCCGCTAAAGAGAGTACAACAATGAACTCATCCTTTGAAATAATATTACAACCGTATTGAACGGAATTAATTGTTACCCTAGAGTAACGACTAAAATTAATTGTACTATCATTCTTAATTGTAAGAGATGTTGTTGTTACAGGTATTCCAGCTTCATAAGTTTTAGATGTACTTAGAAAACCAAAGGTTGTATAAGTCTCATCTGTCTTGATTATTGAGCCAGAGCTAAAGCTAAATCCACTAACGATTTTATTGTCAAAAGTAACAGATACAGATAGATCTTTTAATTTTTCAAAGGCAGTATCTACGGATCCTTGTACTTTTGATTTGAGAGACATTTAATTCGCCCTCCACCATTGAGTAGAACCTTGATTTACTAAGAGTGGTTTTAGGTATTTTCTGACAAGATTAGGAACTACTGGAGTTCTAGTCGTGTCATTATTACTATCTTTCAATGTAATTGTACCGATAGAAATTTCTTCAAAGTTTTGAGATTTATTATCTAACAAATTTTCATTAGACAACAAATGATAAGCCATCTCCAAAACAGCTTGTTTCATTCTTTTAGGAATTTCAGATTCACTATAAGTAATACTCTGTCCTAATCTAGGATCAAAAGTTGAGGCCCCTTTACGAGGCCAAGCAAGACTCTGTGTGGAACTGACAGCAACACCAATAAATTGATTTTCATCAAGTAAAAGAGTTGCGGTCACTAATGCTGACTCCTGATCGTCATCCTGAGCATTTAACCATGCACCCGCATCAATGCGAGTATCAAAGTATGCATCAGCTTCGACCATAGTTACATATGTGTTTGTACCTAGGACTAGTGCCATCAGTTCCTCCTAATGGATTAAGCGTGGAGAATAGGCAGAATACCCAAGTTCAATGCGCTCATTTTACGTGCCCATGAACCAGCAGTAGCATAGTTAGCGTTGCTAGCAAAGGCATTGGTAGCGCCAGCCCAGTCGTAACCCATTGGGTGCACAACGAAACCATAACGATACCAGATAGCGGTAGAACCACCACCAGTGTAAGAGGCAGCTGAACGATCAACTTCAACAGGTGTAGGAACAGCAATGTTTGTAAAGCTGATAGCACCTGGCTTGCAGATGAATGTAGTCTTTGTAGAACGGTCATTCACGTTAGCAGAAGCAGACAAATCACCCTGAGCAACACGGCTCAAGATCAAACGGAATTTACCACCGAACACGGTTTGGAATGTCAAGTTACCGTCGGTAACAGTTGTAACATCAACCAAGTTAGCGGCACGGAGTTCAGCCAACACTTCTGGTGAAGTGATCATGTACATAAAGTCTGGCTCATAGTCTTTGAATGCCATACCCAGAGCTTGGAACAAACGCTGGCCACGAGCAGCACCAATAGCTGTAGCATCAAACAACTTACGCTGATCAGATGCAGAGGTAGCCGCAGCACCAAAAGTACCAGCAGCATTAATATCTACGAAGTTACCAGTTGTAGCACCATCAGCATCGGTGTCATAACCAACGATACCAGCACCACGAGCTACTTCGTATGCAGCTACACCCTTGAGGGTAGCAACAACGGCATCAGACTCGTCTTGGCTACGAACTTCAGAAAAGTCACGAGCAATTTTAGAGAGACCATCTTGTTGTGAAACAACTTGTTGGAGGTTAACTTGCTCAGAACCGAAGGTACGAACTGTCTTAATGTAGTCAGCAATTTCGGTAGACACGTCAGTGTAAGTACCTGCATTGGCGACAGAGAGGCTAGCAACGTTAATGTTAGCTGCCAAAGGCTTGTACCAGCGCATTTGACCAATAAAGCTCTCGCCTGTTGGGTCAATACGGGCATCAGTACCAACGATACCAGTGCTGTTAAGCTTCTTGGCAGTTGTGTACATTTCGTCAGCATATGCAGAAATAGCAATAGCTACGTTTTGGAACATTGTATGATTAATCATTTAAAAATCTCCTGTGATTTTAAAAGGTGAAGCTACCAAGCTTTCCACCTGCAGCAAGTGCTAACACTTCTTCAGTGGTCATTTCAGTAATCTTCTTGTTGGGATCGAGTTTGGGAGTACCGTTCATATTGTTACTACCACCCCCTGAATTAGATTTAGGTTTAAATAGGAAGGAATTATCTTCATTCTTCACATATTGTCCTACAAAATCTTTGATTGATACACCTGATTTATGAATCCATGCACCAGTCTCTGGATCTTGGATGAGTTGATCGATAATATCACGATAAGCCATTTGACTAGATCGGTCATTACGGAAATCAAGGTTAGTTAATGCATTACGAACTGCACCATCTCTAGTGAGTTCAGTTACTTTGCTTTCGGCCAACGCAAGCTTCTCAGTGAGTTCTGCGAGCTTCATCTCGGCAACTTCTTTATGCTTACCTTCGTCCTCTAAAGACTTCATCTTACGTTGTTTAGCTTCATCTTCTAAACGAACACGCTCCCTTAC